AGGGACTGCTGCTGTCCCTTCATCATTGCCTGCACATCCTCCAGCGTCTCGGGCTTGCGGTCAGGGAGGTAATACACGAAGCCGCGCGTGTCCTTACCGCGGCGCCCCGCACGACCTGCCATCTGGATATACTCGTCGGTCCGCAGCATCCGTAGTCCGTCCGCGGCATCGTCGTACTTGCGGTAACTGGTGAAGACCACCGTCTTAGTCGGCATATTGATCCCGACCGCAAACGTCTCTGTTGCAAACAGCAGCTTCAAGAGACCGCGGGAGAACAGGACTTCCACGATCTCCTTGAGAATCGGAAGAAGACCGCTATGATGGAATGCCACCCCCTTCACAAGGAGGGACATCAACGAGTTGTACTGCGGAAGCATCTCTAGACCAGGGTAGCGATGGAGATGGAAGCGCACGATCTTCTGGATGGCTGCACCCTCTGTCGCATCAATCAGGGTATCGCTGACCTTGGCAGCGTACTGCTCACACATCTTGCGCGAGAACACGAAGAACATGGCGGGAAGCTTCTCTTCGACCCGGAGCATCTCCACCATATTGTTCATTTGGTGAAGGAAGCTGTCGGACCGGAGTTCGCGAACGACTGAAGGATCGTCGGCGGCACGCGCTTTGACCGCGTCCGAGTGCCGACGGGTCGCGTCATCAACGCTTTTCAGGTAACGCAGATAGTTAGAGTAAGCGTCGCGATGGAATACATCCTTTTCATCCATAACAAGATTCTTGAGTACGCGATGCTCAAGCGGCACAACCCGGTACTGCGTAGAGATCAAGTGCATTGGAACTTGTTTCATTTCACCGATCCACTGAGCAAAGATGTCTGGACTATGAATCGTAGCCGAGAGCAGGACAAGGCGAATAGACGGTGGCAGGAGGATCAGACACTCCTCCCACACCTTTCCTCGCGCTGGGTCGTTGAAGTAATGGACCTCGTCGAAGACTACAGCCTCAACACCGTCTAGAGAAAGGGAAGCGGTAGCCCCTACGCCCTCGGTCGATGACCCGATCTTGAACAGGAGATTGCGTAGGATCTCGGTGGTCATCACCACCACATCTGCCTGGGGCATGAACTTCACATCGCCCGTCATGATCCCGACAGTGGCTGACGTAGCCCCCTGGGCGGAGTACAACTGTTTGAGATCGTGGAACTTCTGGTTAGATAGCGACTTGATGGGGGTGGTATAGAACACCCGCCCCCCGCGCTTGAGTGAGTACTCGATCTGGTACTCGCCTACGAGGGTCTTGCCACTGCCTGTCTTGGCAGTGACCAGAACGTTCTCGCGAGCTTGGATAGCGGCAACAGCATGTTTCTGGAAAGGATCCAGAGGAAACGTATAAGACGTCTCGACCTCGGGAGCCTGGTTAATATCGCAAATCTTTAGCATTCTTCCTCTTCTTGTTCTGTGTCGTCAGAAGGGAACTCATGGGTCCGTTTTATCTAATCTAGCCGTGCGTATATATCCGGGCATCCGCTGTTTCGATGATCACATTGCACCACCGGGTTCCGTACTTGTCCGTGGAATAGACCGCATACCCCTTGCTCTGCAGCACTGCGATGTTGTCAAAATTTGGATACATATGGTCAATAAGGAGAAGATCCCCTGCGAGATGTTCGACCCTCTCAATACTGCATTCCGGGTCCTCTAGGAGCCGCAGCAGCTCTTCCATTAGAATAGAGTGGGTGGCATTTTCTTGCAGTACGAGCCACTGGAAAAGTAGTAGATGAAGTAGAAGGGTCCCATCATGACGGAAGCCAGGAGACCAAACAGCTTCTCACCGACCGACCCGGTGTATCCGAAGCAGATGAGGGACATCACAAACCCGACAATGCCAAAAATTGTCCAGAGACTTCCAAAGACAAGCAGGGCAATGCCACCGACAGAGTTAAAAAGCGACTTGCCAATCGACATCTTTGAACCCGTAGGAGGAGGAATCGCGACAACAGGGGTCGAGGGGGTAGCAGGGTTTCCCGCGCCTCGGTCCTTCGCCATCTGGTTGGCGATGGCATTGGACGGCTGAGGAGGAGGGAGATCAGTAGGAGGAGGACCCATCGGACGCTGGCTCATGTGTCTATTATACTTTGAGCCTAAAGATTTTCAAGCAGAGCGGAAGACAGTTCGCGCCAGAGAAATAACATCCTCATCAGTGATATTGGCAATTGTACGTGCTACATTGCAGAGACCCTCGTGGATATCCATCCACGCGTCATCGTTCCAGGGTACGCTGGTCGTGCGAGGAGGATTACCGGGGAAGTTCTCGAGGAGCACGCCATCCTTCTTCCCCTTCATGAACATGTAACACCGCAGCTGGACGAAATCATAGGCTGGCGGAACGTTCCAGAACCTCTTACGATTCTTCGTTTCCACAACCTTCCCATCCTGCAGACCGTCCAGATACCCGATAAGGCGATACTCGGGACACTCAAACTCCACAAATGTATTGCGGTCGGTCACCTCCTTGCCCGTCTCAGCAGCATACGTGTTCTCAGCCTTATCCTCCAACTTGGTCCCACGGCGCTTCTGAATCTCGCTTGCCAGTACCTGGTGCTCCTGCGTGCTCTCCACATGCGCCACTACCTGGGGATTGGATGCAGCAGCAGCCACAGTCGTTTGGCCAGATGCGATCTTGCTCACCACCTCCTTGAGGGCTTCAGTGACAGGGCGCTTACCTTCCAGTGTTTCCTGCACAACCTGCTGGATATGCGTTGTCTTGAACGTTTGAATTGCGCTCTCCATCTCCTTATCAGTCGTAGCCTTGCAGGCAACATCAACCGAGTTCCACATGGCACGCATAGTGGCTGGCGACGCCTGATCTACGATCTCGCGGTCGGTGCGTGCGCCCATAGACTCCTTGACTCCCAGGATGAGCGTCTTGAACTTTGGCAGTGACGATAGAACCTTCAGGAGAACTTCATTCTTGGATTTGTATGGATTGCGGCCAAGGATACCGGCAACTTCAGAGGCTGAGAAACGAGGCTTCATTTTAAACTACTTAGGATTCTACACGTAGATGCGTTTAAGCATCCGTTTTCCTACCATATAGTTCATGAAGTTCAATTTCATCGAGATTGGAACATCAGACTTTGATACACAACTCCAATTAGCGACGGATGAGCGGGGTCTGTCCATTGAACCCGTAAAGCTCTACCTCGATCGGCTCCCAGACAAACTAGGTGTGACAAAGATCAATTGTGCAGTATCTGATCACCCAGGGACTCTTGATGTGTATTATGTGACACCCGAAACAATCGCCGAAAAGAATCTTCCAGACTGGATGCGCGGTTGCAGCTGTGTGGGATCCCCACATCCCAAGGCAATTGAACTTCTGGGTCGTGATAGTCCGCTGATTGAATGCAAATCCGTGGAGGTGAAAACACTTCGGCAGATTTTCGAAGAGAACGATGTCACAGAGTGCGATTACTTGAAAATTGATACGGAAGGACACGATACTGTGATCCTAGGTTCTCTCGCCGACTGCTCTGTCAGACCCAAAACTATTCGCTTTGAAACCAACGAGCTTCAGTCGTCTGGAAAGGTAGATGCATGTCTAAAGTTTCTCAAGACGCTTGGATATCGCGTCGTTCATCGGGGAAATGATACCATCGTGCGTCACAGCAGCGAACCCGTTCATGTCTTTCTGTTCAATGATCCTTTTTGGTCTATTGGACGCGTTCATCGCGGAATTGAAAAGTATCTCACCGACGAGTTCAAGTTTAAGTACGCCTATGAAGTGAAGACGATGGAAACGTATATTCAGAATGCAGATATCTGTTTGGCGACGTTTTGCGCCTATGATCATGTGGAAGCGCTGCACAGAAAGTATGCGTCCAAGATCGCGTATATTGCTCATGGATATCCAGATTTTCGCCCTGGATTCTCAGATGCATATTTATACACGATCACAAGCCCCACGCTAAAGGAGTTTGTTCCCTCCCACGTCAATGTCGGACTGACTCCCAACGGAGTGGAACCATCGGAGTTCCGTTATGTCCCGCGAGACGGAACTTTGAAGACTATGGGATGGTGCGGCGCAGAGACATATCGCAAGCGTCCAGAGATGGCGAAGAGTATTTCGGACGCATCGGGCATCCCTCTGTCGTTTGCTACGAAGCTTACGTTTGATGAGGTCAAGGAGTGGTACCATACGGTAGATATACTGGTTGTGACCAGTGGTCCTGAACCTTGGACCGAAAGTGGTCCGCTTCCTCCCTACGAAGCCGTGGTATCTGGTGTTCCAGTGATTGGAACGCGTGTAGGAAACTTTGCGAATATCCCTGGACCGAAGTTTAATACATTCGAAGAAGCTGTTAGCATTCTTCAGGATCTTTCCTCTAATCCCGAAAAGATGATAAGCCTTGCGAAGGAGCAGTATGACTACGTCATGGAGAACTGTACGTTTGAACGGGTGAGCCCGCATTGGCGCTCGTTCTTGAAGCGCTTACACCAACGCCATCAATTAGCAGTAATGCCACCTACTGTTCGTCTTCATATGCTGGCTATTCCGCATACGGTCACCACGTCGGACTTCAGTCATTGTGCTTTTACCGGAAAGGTCAAACGCTTTGCTCCCATGATGCGTGCGCGTGGGTTTGAAGTGTTTCATTACGGCGTACAGGGATCTGACTCAGGAGCTGATCGGGACATTGAATTAATGACGCGTGACGAGTGGGATATCTTTCGTGTCTTGTCGTACAAGAAACTCCATCCCGACGTGCCTCATGATGAGGTTGTGCGAAGGCTGGAGGATCCTACGCAGTATATTGGAAACCTGGGGAACTGGGATACTCCCCTGTACCGCGAGTTCAATCTCCGTCTGAGGGAAATCATTCCGAAACACTACCGATCTCCAGAGACTGATATTGTCTGCCTACCATTTGGACGTGCCCACGATGTTGCGCTAGAAGGTCTCAATATGGTAGCAGTCGAGAGCGGGATCGGTTACCCTGACTCCTACCGTAACTATCGTATCTTCGAGAGCCATACGTGGATGCACACAGCTCTTGCGAAAGAAAACAGGAGTCCGCAGAATTACTGGTTTATTGCCCCGAACTATTTCGATGTCTCTGAGTGGAAGCTGTCCCTGAATCCTATCCCAAACGGAGTTGGGTTCTTTGGACGAATCAACGAAGGAAAGGGATGTCATCTGATTGTTGAAGTTGCCAGGAGGATGCCGCACGTGACCTTCTTTCTGTGCGGACAAGGTGATCCTACCCCCTATCTCAAGTGCCCTAATATCAAGTATAAGGCTCCTATCCACGGTGCCGAGCGATCGGACTATCTTGGAAGTCTCTCTGCTCTCCTGGCACCGACACAGTGGGTTGAACCTTTTTGCGGGGTAGCTGTAGAAGCTCAGTTGTGCGGGACACCGGTAGTGACTGGCGATTGGGGTGCGCAGACGGAGACGGTGGAACCCTTCAAGACGGGGCTGCATTGTCATACACTTGCCGACTACTGTCTGGGGATCCAGATGGCACTAGACGGAAAGTTTAATAGGATGTATATTCGTGAGCGTGCAGTATCGAAGTACAGCTTGGAGGCGGTTGGAAAGTCGTACGAGTATGCTCTAAAATCTATTATGGACGTGCATAACGGGAAGAATGGATGGTACTCTGGAACATCACATCTTGCGTGTATAGCGCCTGCCTCGGCCCCGGCGTCCAGCGGGAACGACCTTCCGTGATGTGGGGACAACTTTTACGCGAGGACGGGGAGCAGGGAGCGGAGATGCTTCGGGGGTGCTGACAGTATCTTCCTGCGACGAGACGCTGAGAGTTGGATACGATGGAGGAACATCTGGCACTACATCGTGATGTTCTGAAATAAGCCCATAGTCTGATTTTGTGATCACTGGTGTCTGTCCAGGCGGTAGTTGAACAGGCTTCAGACGCACGATGTCATTCAGGAGAGACTGACGCACTTGTCCCGCCTTACGTGTGCGAACCCTGCGTTTTACTTTATGTTTGCGCCGGCTTACCATTGTCTAAATACTCTGAATAAATTCCCGAGTCCCTCAAATGCTTTGAATAAACTCCCATTGCAAGTATTCGCAAATCTTCTTCCAAATCGTATCGTGCTGAATGAGCCGGTCCCGTGACTTCAACAGAGGGAAATGGACCTTATACTCATCCAGCTCCAAGAGCTCCAGGAATTTATAAATGATATACGAATACGACAGGAAATTACGACGCTCGTCGGGGCAGTAGAGGAGATATGGGGCCTGGACTTCCTGGAACATCGCACGGATCTTGTCCTCGATCTCGGGGGTGATCGTCGGGGGCGGATTTCCATTCAAACGCGACAGAATATGAGCTGCGTGCTCGTAGTACCGGTTCCGTCCAAGCTTCTTCAAGATCTCGCGAATGTTCTGCTCGGTCAAGAGAGCGATATTGTCAATGCGGCGCTTACGCAACTCGCAGATAACTTCGTTCATCACATCTTCGGGGATCTCCGTGCTCTCCTTTGCCTGGAACTGGTTCAGAATCTCGTTCAAGTGGTTCTGCTTCTTGTAGGCATAATTGTTGCGCTCCTTCGGAGGATCCCGGAAGCTCGGGAAGTCGCTGACCACCAGAGAATACTCTTCGGAGCCGCACTTGGGGCAGACGAGAATACCTTCGGCCGTAATCTCTTCTCGGGGGATATTGCACGTGGCACAGTGCTCAGCCATCTTCTTGATATACTCGGCATTCTCCGACACGTTGAGACCGTTGGACAGACCACGACGAGATAAGTACTCATCAAACATGCGCTTCTTGGATGGTCCAATCGCTGTCTCGGTCGCCGAGAACAGCTTATCAAACGTTCCGCACTCAATTTTGGTCACAGTCTTCTTTACTGTCTGGGCATAGTAATCCAACATGATATCGCCAGATTCCAAATAGTACGACTGAATATCCGTCTTCTCTTCTGCATTAGAAATCTCAGTCCTTAAAGCATCTACTTGAGCAGACAACTTGGTGTTTCGCATAACATCTTCAAATTTGAATGGATTAAACGGTTCTGCTAGCTGCGCCTCTAGCTGCTTCAGATCCGTCCGCATTTTAACGAGACTGTTTTCGGATGTCTTCTCCTGCAGCTCTCCGACATACTTTTCATGCAACGAATCAAGAGTCCCCATTGGGTCTTTTGATTTGTTAGAACTTACCTCACGCGTCTTTTTCACCTTGAATACGTCAGATGACATTGTTGTTGTTCTTCTCCGAGAGTTCGTAAGTTGTTATTTCGTTCGGCGCGTCGCCAGTCCGAAAAATAACGCAAGGAATGCCAGGCCCAGAAGAATGGCTGGACCCGAATCGTACTTGACTAGAACGTCACCATCAAACCCTTCCTTCTTACCTGCCTTCAAAGCCGCCTCTTCCGCCGCTTCCTTCTTCTTGCGCGCCTCTTCGCTCTTGTCAAACCCGTTCTTCCACTGGGCGTATTCTTTAACAGCCGCTGCCTCACGCGCTGCCTGGTTATCGGCTTCTCGGCATCCACGCAGATTGAATTCCAGAGAGGGCGTAATGAAACGTGTCTCTTCGCCACTATCTGCACCCGTGACAACATTTGTGATACTGCACGTGTAGGCCTTACACTTCGGGACACCATCAAGAACCATTCCGTTCATGATTTTCAGAGGATTCAGAGCCGCAATATCACCACCAGCACCAGGAATCAGACCATCAAACCCACTGCCCTGGACTGCATTTGCAAAACTGTCTCCCAGGATCCCTGCTGCATCGTCCATTCCAAGCTTGTTATTCACCCACGTGTAACGCTGCACGAGTCCTCCACCTGGAGCTTTGCATAGACCACCCGTATCGCGGAAAAATTGATTTCCTGTCTTTGGTCCTCGAATGAGCCGATCTGTATATGTTCGAATAGCGCCAACGTTAGTAAAAATCTGGTCAATATCGCCTCGGTCACCGACATTCAAACTTTTAGGAGACTGGATGGTCTGGAGGTAATCAAAGGACGGACCCAAGACAACATCCATACCCGAATTGACAGCTTTGATCGGATTGTCGTTGGCGGCCGCAATTGAATCTTGGATACCGCTCCACATTATTCTTTTGGGGTAGAAGCAAATTTTGCGAGCTGTTCTTTATACGAATTGTTTGTCATGATACACGGACGCTGACGTCCCATCGTATCCACAACTCGGTCTAACGGAACCCTGAACTTTCTTGCTGTGTATGCAGCCGCCAGCGTTGCAGAGCGGTTCATGCCAGCGTGACAATGCACAAACACGTTTCGACACCCGGGATCCTGGAGAAACCTGTCCATCGCCTGTTCAAACTGTTGATAGTGCGAAGCTATGATAGGGTACCCTTCAATATCGGGAGCATCTAGGCACACATAGTTTGTTCCTATATACTTCTTTGCCCACAGGGGACACGCGCTCTCATCCGCACAATTGATGATGTGTGTAATACCTCTCACGGCTACAAAGATAGGGTTCAGATAAAAGCCGGCACCAACCATTATCCGACTGAACGGAGTTGCTGACGGATCACTAATAAACCCACGAGATGACGAACGGTACTTGCGCAAGATATTCTCAATCTCAGCCATGTTGTTTCTTTACGATAGAATTGTTAGACCCATTTTTACTTAGACTTCGCGAACCACGAAGGGCAGCACTTCTTCACTTCTGCAAGCGCAACAACCGCGATCTTACCCGCCTCCGCCTTCACGAGCTTGACAACCTCCACCACGTAAGGCAGCGTCACATCGCACCATCCAGCAAGATCGGTCTTCTGTTGTTCGGATAGCGGGGAGTCGCGGATCGCCTTCTTGACCTCCTCCACAATGAATTTCGCCTTGTCCTCATCCGACCGATCAGCGAGGATCTCAACCTCCGCGATCGTCTTCAGAACATACTTCAGCAGATCGGACTTGTTAGTGAAATCTACGACGGCAGCCTTGACAGCCTCGGTCGCGGAAGGCGCCGGAGCCGGAGCCGGAGCGGGGACAGGCTCGGGCACAGGGACTACAGCAGCATCTGAGGGGATTGTTACGGGCTCCGACATGTTTTATACTTAAATACGAGACAATGTCTCTAAGCACTATTTACGCAGCCGCAACCTCCTCCTCCGCTACCGCCTCCGCCTCCGCGTCCTGACCACCGCGGTGCTTCTTGCCGTGCTTGACCTTGACAGGCTTGCCGTTCTTGATCGTCCAGCGGTGTCCAGTCTTCTTCTCCCACTTGCGGAGAGTGCCCTTCTTCTTCGCCAGAGCCGACTTGCGGGCCGAAACAATCCGTCCGTACTTGTTGTACTTGAGGTGCTTCTTGGTCAGACCACCGGGCGTGTGGTGGGCGAGTCCGTGCATAACCGAGGCGCGAGAACCAACCGCGCGCATGTGAGCTCCTCCTGTAGCAATTTCGTCAGCCATTTATACTCTATCTTACAAATTATTGCTTGATTGAGGTAGCTACATCTTGGTCGGACAGAATCACCTCGTGAGGCAGAACGAGGTAGAGCACGCTGCTGAAAAACGCAGACATACGGTTGTCCAAAACAATGCTCCGGATCTTGTCATTGCTTGCAAGGGTAGAGAGGAGGCGGGACAAAAGAGCGGATTTCTCCAGCGTCTTCCGAGCACTCTTGACTTCTACGCGGCATGATGCACCATCCCAGTGACACAGAGATGACGTCTTGCAATCAGCGGCTCCCTGACCACGGCACGGCTTCCGGAGTTTCTTGTAAAACCCTGGGATATCTGTGGCCGACGAGACATGGACAGCATCGCCAAACCAGTCGGCTAGCTCCTCCCGCAGCTTGTCTAGATTGTGCTTGGGATCCGCCAGAAGATCGCGAAGAGTCCCATATGTTGGGTCTTGGAGATCGCGAGATAGTTGGTAAAGTAGAAAATCAAACACTTCAGCTTCATAGGTAACAGCGCGCGAGGCTTTCACAGACTCCGAGTCAGGAACGACGCTCACGAGAGTATCTTCGTTCTCGGAACTCACCGTTTGAATGATTTCTCCTGGCGTGCTGTCAGGGACACCTGACCCCCCACTGACAGGAACACGCAGACCAGACCGAGTAATCAGTTCAACTTCCTCCTTGTTGATGTTTGTGAGTTCATGACCATACTCATACCCCGGATGAATCTCAGCTAGCTGGGAGAGGTAAGCAATCATCTTGTACTTTTCGGGGTAGTCTGAAGAACGCACATCAGCGTATCCTTTCAGACGAGGACCATAAATCATCCCTGCAGGTGGGATCTGGGATGTGGGGCGAAACGGCACAATAATCTGTCCGGGAATCATGAATGCTTGTGCGCGCTCGTAGGGGTCTAGGATCACGCGGATATCCCCAGGCGACTTGCGCAGTGTTTCCTGGATGAATGCGTCTGCATTCTCAATTGTTGGGATTACTCCCTGACCACATGCCGTCTCTCGCACCTCTTCTAGTCGCTCACGTACCTTCTTGTCGAAGGGTGGTTGAGCGATGTTGGCATTATACACCGGCTTCCGCTTGCTATGTGATACGTGGCACAGGTAATCTGCTGATCCGTTCGGATACACGACAACAGCTACAGCCCGGTCCCGGCGGAGAATGGTGTTGGTGTTCATGAAACATTCGGTTGTGGGAGGTCCCTCGGGATTCACAAACAGAATGTACGCCCAGCACTCTGATACATGGCAGGCATACTCAAGCTCCTGTAGCGCCGAGAGAGTTCCTTCATCAAATGCCTTGTCAATCGATGCAACACGAGCTGCTACCTTGTCCGAGTGTCCCTCGATGGTATGAGCAATATCTTCGCGGTTCCACGAACGAAAGAACGAGCACCGAATCGTCGCTTCAGGGTTCTTAAGCGGTCCTTCAATCGTGATTGGCTTTTTGGGGTTCAGGACTTCGGGGAGCGTGGTAGCCGCATGTCCCATCCCTACGCGGAAAAACCCAGCACGGTTGGACTGAATGCGATCCTTGGCGTCTTTGAATACTTTGTAATCCACAGAAATACCTGTCGCGCGCAGGATATCAGGAGGAATGTATGCCAGACGCTTCTCGGATGGGTTCTTTGAGAGACCGAGGATATAGAAGGCTTCTACAGATGTCATATCCGTCTTCTCCTTCAGCTTCTTCTGCGGTGTCGCATAACAGCAGGGGATTTGCTTTCCGTTCTTTTTGGACTTGTAGGCAATCAGACCTGCATAGACGTGCTTACCATTTCGCTGGAGTACGGGGTACTCGGTAATTGACTGGGTAGCCTCTTCGGCCGGATCGCTGGACCGAATCTTTCCGTGGCAGACCGGGCACTTTCCCCCTGCTTCATCCAGCTGATCTTTGGTCAGAGGGATACGATCTTCGGTACACCAGTACTCTGGACAAATCACTAGACCATCGGGATCTGTGACTTCCTGCGCACGATCTTCGGGCGGGGCATACGGCGTCCCCTTCAGTTCGGTCGCGCGGTCCTTAGGGAGGATGATGGGTTGCTTGTGCTTCTCGCACTTTTGCAGGATAGCTGGATCGTCGGGGTCATAGGTGTCAGGGTCAAAACCACGGAGCTCAGTGATAATATAGTTTTTGAGGGTGGTGGTGACACCGGTAGCCTTGATGGTCTTGGCCTTCTTTGGTGCTGCTTCGGGAGCAGCGGCTGGAGCTACGACACGCGGACCGCCAGTGAGAGCAGCAGCAGCGGCAAAGATATCGTCGTCGTCATCATCATCGACCTTGGCAACCGCCTTTTCTGCCCGCACAGGGACTGGAGCCACTACGGCTTCTACCGTCTCTCGTCGCTGCGGACAGACCTCATCCAGCTTCTCGATGTTAGGGTGCATCAGGATATGACGGAGAGAACTAGCATACACAGAAAGACGCTCTACATCGTTCGCGTGAGTCAGGAGAGTGTTCTTGGCAGTGAGATGGAACTGGGGCATATTCGTCATCTTGCGGTCCAGGAGTTCGGGATGCAAACTGATTTCTGCCTTGACCCTTGCCAGGATAGCGGCTGCTTCCTTTTCGGGTGTCCCGGGGATACGGTCTATCACATCGGCAAGAGTAGGATTAGGCATATCAGTCAGCAACTGAACAATCGCGAGTTCATCGGCGGTCATTCCGATATCATTGGTCTGGTCTGCGCGGAGGAAGTTGAACTTCAGCTTTTCGGGATCGGACATCTCAAAGAGTCCGCGAAGACAATCTAGTCGGCGGAGATCCGCTTCGGCTAGTTCAGAGGCGTACCGAAGCTCTACCGTAGTATCCTGGACAACCCAGCGCTCGTCAGCATAATCTAGAGGATCCACGAAGGTTGCGAGACCGTCGATGGAGAGGAGGAACTCTTTTGCCGTCTTCTGAAGATCGGGAGCCTTGAATGTTCCGTCCTCTCCGTGACGCGCACAGCTGACAATTAGTTCGGTAGAGGTCATAGTTACACGATCAAACGACTCACGTGCATCTCCGCGGTAAAACACGAGAGCAGGCTTGCTCTTGTTTGGCTTGGTCTTCAGCCACCAGTGTGCCCACAGACGCAGATCTAGAAAGGGTTTTTTACGCGAATCATCTGTAAAAAACTTGTGACGCGCCTGTTCTAGACGGCTAGTGAAAAGGCTTACCACGGGTGTGTCTTCACTGACTGTTGTTCCGTAAAAGATCTGCTCAAACTTGTTGCGGACGGATCCCCCAACCCGAGTCTTTACGAGCGGAAGCTTCCAGCGAATGGACTGCACCGAGGATGCGTCTGGACGAGGAGCTCCCAGATCGGAAATGACGCGCACGATATTGTCCTGCGTCTCCGTCTGCCTCAGGATTTCAGAGCTAACCAGAACAGGAGTCGCAGATGAATAGCGGGGGAAATAGACGAGCTGACGCTTGGAAGGCATTCCCTCGGTGATGGGTACGACGTGGAAATGAACAGGATTGGAATGGAGAGTCTTAAACAGCATTTTTTGATCAACAGCGACGAGAGCAGAAGGAGGAAGGTACTCGGGATCTTCTGCATTGTTGAGTGGAAGAACCCATGAGCGATCTTCGGGAAGACCTAGGATACGGTACTCCTTGAATGACTCTTTGACAGCGGGATCAATCGCCATCCAGTCTGTTTTCGTGATCTCTCCCTGAAACGAGAGCGGGGGCTGGCGGAGAGTATTATACTGCTCCAGCGCCTTACGTATCGGCTTACCCTCGGCCGACATACGCAGAAAAAGATTCTCCCATCGACGAGAGTCGGCGGCATAGTAATCCCCTGGAAACTCCTCTTGGACATAAATGCGCAGGCGGTCAGGGTGCAGTCCTGCAATCTTTCCAATTTTGGTCTTGACGGTTTCAATGGTGTCATCTGTAAAGAATGTCATGGCCAACGAAAATTCATCTGGCCTTTCGACTTGCAGAGTTACCTCCTCTGACATTATTTCCTATCGTGTAAAATTAATGCAACAATCTATCAAGGGAAAGGGACCAGCCGTAGATTCAAGTATGCTACTCTCATCAAACCGCAAGGCTATTCTTCGTGGCTCGGAAAGGAGCTATGCGACAGATCCTAAAAAGATGCTCGTTAAGACTACCGAGCAGCTTCAGGATCGGAAACAGTCTGAACAGGCGTGTTCAGACATCTCTACATTGACAAAGGGTCCTACAACGGACTGTCAGTAATCTTCATCCCGCAGTAATCTACGGGGCTCTTGGCATAATTGACAGGGGTATAGATCCCGATACGAGACGCATCTTCCAACAATCTCCGGAAATTCGCCCAGAACTCTGGGGTGTGCTTTCCTGACGATAATTCTGCTGTCATGAGATGCGCCATCTCGTGTAGAACCACGAACATCACCGTGTTCATATCCACGAACGGGTAGGCAGGAGGATCATTCTTGTCTCGGAGACAGATCACAATCTTTTCTCCCTTGTTTTCCGAGTATGATGTGTCCTTGGAGGTCACCGAGTTCTCCAGGATACTGTCGGGACGATAGCGCTCCACAAGAAGCTGGGTAGGCTTGTCCGTTACATACTCATCCTGTTTGTAGAGACTCACAATCTTCTGGATATTCTGCTTGACCTTGGCAATACGTTCGGCGGCTTCGTCCTTGCCCGGTAGGTCTTGAACTCGATGTCCTTCTACAGTTGTTAGATTTCCGGGGTCGCCGCTTATAAAGAGGTATCCCAGGTAACCCATCATAGCAACCGTAATTGCGACGAACTCGGGTCTCATTATTCATCTACACACACTTCTTACTTCGCGCCAACACCCGCCTCGCCGATCTCCAGCTCGCGGCGGAACAGATCGGGCTCAATCGTGGAGTTCAGGAAGGGCGACACGGCGGCACGAGGGTTCGGGGGGTCCGAGCGCACATCGAGGTTGGCGTTGCGGAGGGACTGGCCGACCGTGTTGATGCCGTAGTGGTACGAGGGCGAGAGGAAGTTCTGGCCCTTCAGGTCACCCATGCCAACGGGGTTGGTGGCCGCCCACGACGCACCGAGGCCTCCCTGGGGCAGCAGCTCCTCGGGCGACAGCACTGTCTGGGAATAGGTCTGCTGGCCCGTAGGGTGGCGAGTCTCTCCCTGCATTGTCAGCTTCTCGTTGCCGCCCTCCACATGGGGGTTAGGGTTCGCGGGGTAGGACGGGTCATTGGACAGGGGTCCCTGGGGCTCCAGGCCACCGACCTCCAGGCCCTCACCTAGGAACTTGGACGCGGAATAGCCATTCACGACGACCACGAGGAAGACAATTCCCAGAGCGACTGCACCGAGGCGAAGCATATTGGACTGGGAAAACTTCATAGCAGATTTATATTGCTTTAGAGACAAAATTATGGAGAAAAAGCAGGGTGGCGGCTTCTTCGACAACATCTTCCAGGACGTCTTAGACTTCAGTGCCCGACCCGAGACTCACTCCTTCATTGAAATCCAGGTGATTAAGCCCCTACTTTCACGCATTTTCCACCAGCTCTACCCCTACATTGTTGGCGTGCTGATTCTGTGGATCCTCATGTTCAGCTGCCTTGCTGTGATCCTCCTCCTGTTGATGCGCGGCAGTCTTCTCGACAGCGTCATGGTGTTCCGGAAATAGAACGCGGGTGAGGTCCTTCTTGGAAAGTTCCCAAAACCCCCGCAGACCCCGCTCCTTGGCGAGAGCCCGCATTTGGACAATCGTCATCTTCTTCATCTTGTGCTTGGTGGGGAGCTCGGGCATCTCCAGTAGGGCGATGAGCTGCTCCTTGGGTAGGATGTAGTATTGGAAGATACCGCGACCCTTAGCCAGCTTCTTAAGTTCAGCGAGAGTCTTCGTGGAGAGCATTTTAACCAATCTGTTTTTACCCTCTGAGAGTAAGGATGGACCTCGTATCCGTTTTAGTGGTTTTGATTGCCACTTTACTTGCGGCGTTCGGGTTTCTATATGCCTATGGCATGTCACGCCTACAAGAGATCAAAGACAATTGGGTAACCTATCGTTGCAATCCTATTTATATGCCCATGGCGGGAGCGGTCGGCTCAGATATCGGAAAGAACTTCATGTACTGCACCATGCAGTCTGTGAATAAGTATGCTGGTTTCATCATGGATCCCATCTACAAGAACTTTGCGATCCTCACGGGTATTATCAATAAAATTCTGGATTCTATGAACAGCATGCGCGAGCTGGTCACGGGAGCATCGGACGGGTTCCTAGGTATTATTCGCAGCACCTTTGGAAAGATTCAGAACACGTTCGGGACGACACTTCAGATGGTAAATCGCGTACGCACCCTGATGAACCGCATGATCGGGGTGTTTGCTGTGATGATGAATATTGTGAGTACTGGAATCTATACTGGAGAAAGCGTAACAAATGGACCCATTGGAAATGCAGCTCGTTTCCTCTGCTTCCGATCCTCTACCCCCGTAATGACCGATCATGGATACATGCCAATCATCTGCGTAGAGCCAGGTATGCGTCTCTCAGATGGACAGATGGTGAAGAGCACAATGCGCTTTGATGGACGCGCAACCCCAATGTGCCGTCTTGGCAAGGCGGTGGTCAGTGCGAACCACAAGGTCTTGTATCAGGGCAAGTGGATTCGCGTAGAAGATCATCCACATGCGATCTTTGCAGAGTCGTACGGGACACTTGTATGCCTCAATACTGAGAAGCATACGATCCCGATTGGTGATAGCTTGTTCATGGATTATGAAGAGACCGATAATCCCCGCATTCTGTCCGAGTTCTTCCGGAAGGTAGAAGAGTACTACGGAACCGCTCACTCTGAGCAGAAGACCACCAACCCTCTAAAGTACCGTTATACGGGGGTAACCCCAGGAACACTGGTCATCACAGATACGGGAGCTCTGCGGCAGGCAGAAGATATCAAGGTTGGGGATTATATTCGGTACGGAGATAGGGTCATCGGAGTTCTCCATCACGACGTTGAATCTACCTCCACCTACCGCGGAGTCACATTTGCTACGGGAACCTGGGTTCGCACTCAGCGCGGCGTAGAGCCGCTTCTCAGCGGAACCCCATCAGAGAACAAGACTCGCTGTATCCAGTTCCTGACAGAAAAGGGATGTCTAGGCGTCTATTCCGACCGCGGAGAAACCATGATTCTAGACGATCATGAAGTCCCGTTGGATGACATCCATGATTGGCGCGATAACGAAGTTCAAAAAGAACCAATCGTAGTATAATGGACATCCTCGCGACAATTGCGGTCGTGGCGGGACCTCTTGTTATTTTGGGCATCATCATGTGGGGTGTTGTCCAAGCGAATCTAGAGGATATCAAACTCACATGGGTAGCGAAGCGCTGTAATCCGCTGTACATGCCATTCGTCAATGTCATCGATCCTTCTACGTCTGTCTTTGAGAATCTCCAGTACTGCTCTACATCGTTTGCATCACAGGTGTTTTCGAGGGCGCTTGAAGCCGTTCATATGTTCTTTGGACAATTTACGAAGGTCCTCAACAAGGTTATTGATCAGTTCGGTAGCCTGCGGTCTATGGCTACTGGACTACTTACGTTTGTCACATCCTTCATCAACGATATATTTGGAAAGATTGGAAATACATTCGGCGTGATGCTAACACTTCTTTCGCGAATCCGAACCCTGACGAATCGTATTATGGGGTCGGCAGGCTATTTGGTGACCACTATGATGACAGTTGCCAATACTCTAACAGCGGTTGTAGATTGGTTGGCATCGCTAGTCGATACGATTGTCGGTATCATTATTGGGCTTGCCGTGGTTCTTTCCTTGATCTTCCCGGCGCTTCTCTTCTTCTTCATTCCCCTGGGCATTGCTATGTCCGTGACTGGGTTCTCATGCTTCCATCCCGATACCCTTGTCCAGAAAGCTGACGGAACATCGGTCCCGGTCCGCGAGGTTAAGGTAGGGGACGTCCTGAGCCATGGAAGTCGCGTGAGGGCTACCATGCGCTTTACCACCGATGACGTTAAGCTCTTCAACTACAAAAATGTCATTGTCGCTGGACAGCACCTAGTATGCGAAGACGGCGTGTGGATGTATGTCAAGAACTCGACGCACGCCCTGCCGTTCGACCTCCCTTACCCTTCCGAAATCATCTGTCTCAACACGAGCAACCACCATATCTGGATTGGAGATATCCAGTTCTCAGACTATGAGGAGATTGAAGAGGAGATTGAGATGAAACCGATGGATCCAACTACCCTGATCGATGCTGTAGGGGGATACATCCCTCTCCGCGACTGCCAGCCTGGAACCTTGACGACAGCCGGAAAGATCCATGGAGTTGTCCAGTTGGAAGGAGGTATGATGCAGCTGTTCATGGACAATCACCACGGAGTCATCCCACTCATGGAGAATAGATATGCGCGCGACTATGCTGATTCTCACGATCCGCAAGTCCTAGCCGCGATACAAGTGAAAGTCCTTGAACAACTAAATAAAAAGTCCGCGTAAGACAATAAGAATGAAGGACAAGACAACGATTGTTCTCGCTGTAGGAATTGCCGCATTTGTTGCTGCTATTGCATCTCGTTTCCTCCTGGGTGGCCGCGAGGGATTCATGCAGCAGGAGATTGGTGCCCCCGCGGATGGAAGCACGGGAGGGATGTACAATGGAATTGCCGCTATGATGGGTGCGCCTCAGGACCTCCGTTCGGCTCCCACGCCCCTGAAGCCGTACGCGGCGGCCAACGACAATGAGATCTTTGCCTTTGAGGACTCCACATTCAAGCCCGAGTGCTGCCCGTCGAGCATTACATCGGACGCAGGATGCCTGTGCCTCTCGAAGCAGGATGAGAAGTCGCTCGCGTACCGTGGCGGAAACCGTGTCGCTTAAAGTATTTACAATCATCTCTGACAACACTTATAAATGTCGTTTGACGTCAAGACCATTCTGCGAGACTGTTTGGACAATCTTGTCAAGGAGTTTCCCGGAATCACCCTCCATGAATGCTATACGACTGGCGAGATGAACTATGAGTCGGAGGTAGGGTACATCAAGCAGCAGATCCAGCCTCTGTTCATGCAGATTGTCCAGAAGGATAAAACGATCTTCAAGGAGCCGCAGTACTTTCTCCGCGGGCTCGATTTCTCCCTTCTCATGAAAGATGCTACGTCGAAGCAGGAGGAAGCGCTATGGACGTACATTCGTATGTTTCTGGTCTGCTCTTACCTCGGCGCGGACATTATGGAGACCGTGAAGTCCATGTGGTCTAAGGTGACGGGTAAGACGGAGACGTCGGAGGTGGATGATGTCCTGAACGATGAGACGATGAAGAGCGGCATCGAGGATCTCCTAGAGACGCTCAAGAACACCAAGCTCATGAAGCTCGGAATGG